CACATTTCGCGTCAATACCGGATTGGATTGGTCCGCAGATATATAAAGCAAACGCTGACGCTACACAATTTGAAGGTATGGCAAATAAACCTCGAATCCTATACGACGTAACAGGAGACACAGGAAGCACTTTTAATCCTGCCGGAAATGGTACACCTATGCCGTCCGGAGTTACTTACTATATACCATTCCAAAATGGTTCTTTCGGAGTAAATCAAGACCATTATTGTATATTTTCACACGTCAATAATTATCCGTCTACTTTTGCAGATAGAGATTTAAACTTTGGTCCGTGTCAATTAATTGGTATCGGTGTCCCTCCGGTTGATAACTTATATTCTAGACATTATCAGAATTACTATTATGAACTTTATAATCCGAACACTAGAAAAATGAGTATAAATATTTTGTTAACTGCACAAGATATTGTGAATTTTAAATTTAATGACAGAGTAAGAATTAAAAATCGAGTCTTTAGAGTGAGTAAAATAAACTATAAACCAAGACAATTAAGTAAAGTCGAACTAATATTAATACCATAATGCCAAACAGAATATCTAATATCGAACCGCATAAAATAGATGAGACAGGAATAGTTACATTTACTGACGGAGTTAGCACAGGTCTTGTACCGAATCAAAGAGTTTGTGAAGCATACGGATATACATACGATACTTTTTCCGGAACTTGTCGAATTAATCAAGTATTTGTAGCGTCATTAGATAGCGAGTTTGACAATCAAAGTAATAAAATAAATGGCGTTCGTAATAATATAGGAAACACAACAAAAAATATAACAGTAAACGGAGACATAAACACAGTTCTAGGAAAAACTAAAAACGCATTACTAAACGGCGAAGGACATCTTATAGATACTGACATAAGTAATTGTACAGTATTAGGTCAAAAAGGAAACGTTACAAGACAAAACGAATTTTTAATTGGCGGTGGTCTAAACGATTTAACAACAGGAATAAGTGATGACGCAACTGTTTTAAGCACTCAAAGACAGATGTCGATATTACATTTATCCGGAGTTACAACAAATAATAGCGCAAAAAAATTAACTATTAACGGAGACAATTTAAGTTTTATAAATGTTAAGGCAAATACTATTTTAGGATATGAAATATACATTACAAGATTAGAACTCGGAGGAACGTCAGGTACTGCCGGAAATTTTAGTTACAGAAATCTAAAAGGTTGCGTCAGAATTAGCCACGATTATAGTATGACTTTTACAACCGCTTTTACAAGAAATATAGCTAAACTAGGAGTTAATGGAACAACACAAATGGTCGATAGTTCGACATCGGACGTTAAGTCGATAACAGTACAATGTTCAGATAGAAATAATATAAAAAACGCTTGGAGCGCAGTAGTGTATTTACACGAAATAGTCTCCTTAGATACTAATTTTACCGACGAATAATATGGCAACAAAGCAAGAAATAATAGAAGCAATAATTAAGTCTAATATTGGAGA